CCGTCGCTGTTCTTTAAAATTGAACATGTACATTGGCCTCAAGTTAAAACATTTTTAGTATACTTGAACTACTTGCCGGACAATTATCATATCAATAAACAAATAAACGAAGCTGAAGTACCGCTAGACAATTTTCTTATAAATAAATTACGAAAGATATGAAATCATTTAAATTGTTTATCGAAGAATTGACGGGAGTAGCTGTCAATAATATTGCACATTCTGGGCAAACACAAATTGCCAAGTATGATCCGTTGTTAAAGTTAAAAATGTTTCGTCGTAAACCTAAAAAGACATCAAACAAAAAATAAAGGAGAAATATTATGTTTTGGATTATTTTGATAAGTGGTCTTGCACTTGCAACATTCTTTGCGTGGAAAAATACAAAGTCCGCTCCTGTGTCTGGATTGAAGTTGAAGATTAAGGATGGCGCTGATAAAGCCATCTCAACTGCCAAAGACATTGCCGATGTTAACAATGACGGCAAAGTTGATTTTGCCGATGCTGTTGCCGCCGTTAAAAATGTAGAAGCTGAAACAAAGCGTGTTGTGAAAAGTGCCAAGGCACAAGCAGGCAAGGCAAAGAAGAAGTATGGTGGTAAGGTGAAGAAGCAAAAGCCTGAAGCCTAATAGGAAATGGATTTAGAAACCAAGGTTGCTCTTTTGGAAAGCGATGTCAACAGAACGACATCGCTTTTTCAAAAAATGGATACCGCCATTGAGAAGATGGGGGATGTATCCAACAGTATTGCGCGAATGTTGGCTGTTCATGAAGAACGGTTAAACAAACAGGACGATATAGACGAGGAGCTTTTCACTTTGGTGGAAAAACGCCGGCAGGAAATTCAAGGTGATATTAAAGAATTACATTCACGCATCACAACTGTTAGCCGTGAATTGTCTGATGATATCAATGAAACAGAACAACGATTAATGACTGCCATGACGTATGGAATGGCAGACATCAAGAAGTGCATCACCGAAGAAACCAAAACTAACACAGACCTAAGCAAAGATTTGGAAAAACGCATAGGTGAATTGGAACGTTGGAAATGGTTGATGATGGGTGGTAGCATCGCCCTAGGTACCTTCGCTCACGAAATTGTCGCCAGAATAATTAAATAACACGTATTGACAACCGAGACATTGTGTTATATCTTTCTGTATAGGAGGATAACGCACAATGTCTTATTTTATTGATACCAAATATTTGAACTTGATTGGACATCGGTTACCGACGAAATGACTTGTACTACAAGTGTCATAATTGTTTGGCAAGCCAACACTTCGGCACATTTCTAAAGAATATAGATAGTATACTCTACCAACAGTACGTGTTTGAACGTTATGCTACAGGTGAGAACGGGCCCAAAGCGCATACGAAAGCTGAAGAATTTGTCTATCAATATGAAAAGGTGGAGTTTAAACCTAAACCTTTAATAGAAACAGTCGCACAAAAATTATCAGAACTACCTGATGATAACGAGGCGGTCCAGTATTGCTTGACGCGCGGCATTCCGCGTAGTAAATTTACCGAGTTGTACTATATCAATTCAGTACGAAAAATACAAGTGATAGCGCCTGAATATACAAGTATCAAGACAGAAGAACCTCGCTTACTTCTTCCTTTTTATAATGAAGCAGGTGAACTCACAGGTGTAACGAATGAATAATGTTAACAAAGAAATTCCCATCACAATTGTTGAAGGGCCTATTGATAGCCTGTTTGTTGACAATTGTGTGGCGGTTGCTGGTACGGGATTCTCAAAAATTGAATCTTTGGGATTGAACAAAGAACTCATTACAATAGTGTTTGACAATCAACCTAGAAATATTGAGGTATGTCGTCTTGTTGAAAAATATATTAACCTTAATTATAAAGTATTCATCTGGCCTTGTGGCATTCCTGAAAAGGATATTAATGACTATGTGGCAGGCCGAGGTGAAATCCAACAACTTATTCGTGAGAACACCTACCAAGGACTCATGGCCCAACTCAAATTTACAGAATGGAGAAACTGCTAATGAACGTGAGACTCGTATCACACACGATTGCATGTGATGATTTTGATTTTATCGCCACGCCCACTGAGCTTGTGGCGTTTTGCGCCCGAGTGAGTAATCCCAATAATCAAAATAACACAGAGTCATCAGAAAAACTCATCAACTATCTCATCAAATATAAGCATTGGAGTCCGTTTGAGATGGTGAACATGACATTGGAAATTGACACAACCCGTGATATTGCACGACAAATTCTTCGGCATCGGAGTTTCACATTTCAAGAATTTTCACAGCGATATGCGTCAGTTGATTCGTTGGATATGGAACCACAGATTCGTGAGGCACGTTTACAAGATTTAAAGAATCGGCAAAATTCCATTGAAACACAAGATGAAAATTTGCAAATGTTGTGGGAGGCAAGGCAACGTGCTGTGTGGGAAACAGCCATTGAACAATATCAATGGGCTCTTGATAATGGAATTGCAAAAGAAGTTGCACGCGCTGTCCTGCCTGAAGGTCTTACAAAGTCACGTATGTATGTGAATGGCACCTTGAGAAGTTGGATTCACTATATAGATATACGTTCTGAGGCGGCAACTCAGAAAGAACACCGTGAGATTGCTGTTGCCTGTGCCAAGGCAATCGCTGAAATCTTCCCAATGATAAATAACTTTTCACACAATGAGGACGTAAAATGAGAGAGCAAACTGACGTAGGAATTTTCATGGAAGCATGTGGACAAGAAGTATTACGTCAACCTAGTTTTCTAAATGCAAATCTTCCGCAAGCAGATTTGTATATGGAATTGATCCGGGAAGAATTTGAAGAATTAAAAGAAGGATATGAAAATTCTGACATCACCGAAGTGGCAGATGCATGCGGTGATTTAATCTGGGTTATTTTAGGGTTGGCGAATAGTTTAGGAATTCCAATGCATCAAGTGTGGCATGAAATTTCTGCATCCAATATGAGTAAGACAGTAGAGGGCAAGGTTATCAAGCGCGAAGATGGCAAGATTCTCAAGCCCGATACATATTTTCCACCAAACATTCAACGAGCACTAGGACTAACTACAGATGACTAAGATGGAATTACCCGCAAAGATTTTGTCAGACATTACAACTTTCATGAAGTATGCAAAGTTTGACCCAACAAAGAATCGTCGTGAAAACTGGGTTGAATTGGTTGATAGAAATAAGCAAATGCACTTGGAAAAGTTTCCACAGTTGCAGGCTGAAATTGAAGCTGCCTATAAGTTTGTCTATGACAAGAAGGTGCTCCCTTCAATGCGTTCATTACAATTTGCTGGCAAGCCCATCGCCATTAATAACGCACGTTTGTATAATTGCTGTTTCTTACCAATTGACCATGTTGATGCCTTTAGTGAAGTTATGTTCCTATTGCTTTCAGGCACAGGTGTAGGGTATTCAGTACAGCGTCATCACATTGAAAAGCTCCCAGAAATTAACAAGCCCATTAAGAATCGTCGTTATTTGATTGGTGATAGTATTGAAGGATGGGCGGATGCCATCAAGGTGCTCATGACAGCATACATGAAGGGAAAGGCCTACCCTGTATTCGACTTCAGTGATATTCGTCCCAAGGGCGCACAACTCATTACATCAGGCGGCAAGGCACCTGGTCCAGAACCTTTAAAGGATTGCTTACATAATGTTCAGAAAATTCTTGATAGAAAAGAAAACGGCGAAAAACTTTCAACGTTGGAAGTCCACGATATTCTATGCTACATTGCTGACGCTGTTCTTGCTGGTGGAATTCGTCGTTCCGCTATGATTTCATTGTTCAACATTGATGATGAAGAAATGTTGACATGTAAGTTTGGTAATTGGTGGGAAACAGCTCCTCAACGTGGTCGCGCCAACAATTCTGCTGTGATTGTTCGCCACATGGTGGAAGAGGAAGTGTTCATGGATTTGTGGAAGAAGATTGAAGCATCAGGCTCAGGTGAACCTGGGTTCTTCTTCACGAATGACAAGGATTGGGGCATGAACCCATGTGCAGAAATTTCTCTCCGTCCATTCCAATTCTGTAACTTAACAACCATTCACGCAGGTGATGTTGAATCACAAAATGATTTAAATGAACGTGCCAAGGCGGCAGCATTCATTGGCACATTACAGGCAAGTTATACTGACTTTCACTATTTGAGGGATATATGGAAGAGAACAACAGAGAAGGAAGCCTTGATTGGAGTATCAATGACAGGAATTGCTTCTGGCGGAGTCCTGAAGTTAGACCTCAAGGAATCAGCCAATCTGGTGAAGGAAGAGAATCAACGTGTCGCAGCTTTAATTGGTACGAACCCAGCGGCACGATGCACAACGGTGAAGCCTGAAGGTACATCATCCCTAGTACTAGGCACATCATCTGGCATTCATGCATGGCATAATGAACATTACATTCGCCGTATTCGTGTGGGCAAGAATGAAAGCATCTACACCTACTTGAACATCAATCATCCTGAACTTGTGAAGGATGAATTCTTCAAGCCCACCATTCAGGCTGTAATTGAAGTGCCTCAGAAGGCACCGGCAGGGGCAGTCACACGCCAAGAAAGTGCTCTTGATTTATTGAAGCGCGTATCTAAGGTGTGGAAGGAATGGGTGAAGCCAGGACATCGTAAGGGATCCAATAAGAATAATGTTTCAACCACTGTAACTATCAAGCCTGATGAATGGCAAGAAGTGGGTGAATGGATGTGGGCAAATCGTGATAGTTTCACAGCTCTCTCAGTTCTTCCTCACAGCGACCATACATATATTCAAGCACCCTTTGAAGATATCACACAGGAGCAATACGAAGAAATGATTACATCACTACATGCCATTAATTTAGATGATGTTGTTGAATTAGCCGACAGTACTTCATTACAAGGTGAAGTTGCATGTGGCGGCGGCGCATGTGAGGTTGTATGATTACCGTTAAGAGATTTACAGCACCTTGGTGTGCTCCGTGCAGAATGCTAGCCCCTGTGTTATCGGGGCTAGCAACTGAGTATCCTGATGTTGTGTTTGAAACTGTAGATGTTGATGCACAACCAGAAGTTGCACAGCAATATGATATTCGTTCCGTACCCACTGTTATCATTTTCAAGAATGATGAAATTGTTACTAGTATTGTGGGTGCAAACGCAAAACAACAATACGTAGATGCCATTGAAATTGTTAAAGGTGCCGCATGAGTGACGAACCTATTTTTAATGACAATGCCGAAGATGTCATTATAGGTAATCAAAACTATCGTGTTCGAAACATTGAAATACGAAAGCGCGGCACTACCACATGGTTCAATAGTTCAGAATTACCCATTGTCATTATTAGCCAAACAGGAACCATTACAAATTTAGGTAATACAACAACGACGGGTGTTGTGTCAGGGGCATCAGGTGTGTTCGTTGCAAACATGACATCGGCAAGTGTCATCACAGGTCCCGTTGGTTGTACAACTGTGACAGCAGCAACGTCGGTACAGGCGCCGTTAGGTATCTTTGCGTCATTGGCGGCGCCATATAAATTATTCGATATTAAACACCCAGACGCAACAAAAGAACATCAACGATTACGTCACGGTAGTTTAGAAGGTCCTGAATTGGCGGTGTATGTTCGGGGCAAGACTTCAAGTGATGTCATTGTTCTTCCTGAGTATTGGCAACATTTGGTGAATAAAGAAAGTATCACAGTACATTTAACAGCAACACACCCTGACCAATTCTTACACGTACTACAAACCAGTGACACAGAAATTTCAGTTGGGGGAAACAATCATGTATCATATCATTATTACATTGTTGCTGAACGAAAAGATGTGCCTAAGTTAGAAGTAGAAGTTGATTCACAACACGATTACGGATTTTAAAAATGCATAAAGTTTTCTGTTGCCTTTCATGCGAGGCGGAATTTTCAATTAAGCATGACATGGATGATTATCATTACACCATTCAGTTTTGTCCATTCTGTGGTGAAACACTAGATGAAGATGAAACGTTTGAGTTTGATGATGAGGATGAGGAATGAAGAATTTACTCACCATTGTTATCCCCTGTAAAAATGAAGAAAATTATATTGTACCTTTATTAGAAGATTTGTTACAGCAGCATGGCATTGAAGGTGTTCGTATTATTATTGCAGACGCCGACAGTACCGATGCCACTGTTCCTCTCATCAAAACCTTCAAAGATGAACTCAATGTTGAGATTGTCAAAGGAGGTCCCGTTTCTGTAGGTAGAAATAACGGAGCAAAATTAGTCACTACACCTTACATCCTTTTCCTAGACGCCGATGTTCGCCTTTTCAATCATCATGCTATTTCTGATGCTGTCAAATGCATCCACGAAGAAAAATTAGATTTAATAACAGCCAATATTAAAAATTATGGGAAAGATTTAAGAGCATCATTCTTCTTTTGGGGATTCAATGTTATCAACAAGATAATGACCAAGAACACGCCATTTGCCATAGGTGCATTCTTCTTGACTCGTCGGAGTAAGTTTGAAGAACTTGAAGGGTTCCCAAACAAATACGATACATCCGAAGATTATATTCTTAGTAAGAAATATGATGCCAAGAAGTTTAAAATCATTCATCACCATTTTGGTCAAGATGAACGAAGATTCAAGAAGTTGGGTTACTGGGGTATGTTAAAATACATGGCTGTTAATTTTTGGAATAGAAATAATTTAAAGCATTTCGAAAAAGCAACAGTAAATTACTGGGACTAACATGAAACATCATAAGGCAATCATCATTTCTGACGTTCATTTGGGCACCGAAGCCTGTAAAGCCACTGAACTCCTTGAATTTTTAAATCAGAATCACACTGACATTCTGATTATCAATGGTGACTTTGTGGATGGGTGGGCGCTCGCAAAAGGATACAAGTGGCGAGCAAAACACACTAAGGTGATATCGAAGATATTAGACATTTCCAGAAAGATACCTGTAGTTTGGATTCGAGGTAATCATGATGAATTTCTACATGAATTCATGCACATGCATCTCGGCAAACTTCAAGTCGAAGAAAATTACATTCTTGATTTAGGTGAAGGAAAGAGATATTTCATTTTTCATGGTGACATTCTCGACGTATTCGTAGCCAAGTGGAAATGGATTGCCAAGTTAGGATCAACAGGATATGAAATTGCACTACGTATTAACACTCTGTATAACAAGTGGCGTGCCTGGCGTAACCTCCCGTACTATTCCATCTCCAAGGACATTAAGGCAGGTGTGAAGGCAGCAGTGAATTACATCACAGACTTTGAAGTTAGTGCCACAAAACTGGCACGCCAACATAATTGTTCAGGTGTTATCTGCGGGCATATTCACGTTCCTGAGAACAGACAAATTGATGGTATTCATTATATAAATTCAGGTGACTGGGTGGAAAACATGACTGCCATCTTGATTGATTACGATAATCACATTACAATAAAAGACTTTCAACACCTCTAATAAATAGTATAGTATCTCATGATTGAGGCTAGACTATGTGGTTATATGAAAGTGTTGAATTCAATGAAGTGCCTGATGATATTATAGGATTTGTCTATCGTATCACTAACCTTAAAACAGGGCGAGAATATATTGGAAAAAAGTTATTCACTTCAGCCCGAAGAAAAGTTGTCAAAGGAAAGCGAAAGAAATTACGGGTTGAATCCGATTGGCGAGAATACTACGGAAGCAATAAAGAACTGTTACACGATGTTACTACCCATGGACACGATGCTTTCCGCCGTGAGATATTGCGTTTGTGTAAAACTAAAGGACAATGTAGTTATTTTGAAGCAAAGTTACAATTTGAGTATGGTGTCCTAGAACATCCTGAAAAATTCTATAACACATGGATCATGTGTAGAATACATCAGAAACATTTAAAGCTATGATAATCATCACATTACTCTCAGCTCTATTCATTAGTTCAGTTGCCGCGTGGTTTTCCATTGCGGGGTTGATTGCCATCTTTCCAGGTGCACCCATTGCTGTAGGTATCATGGGATCCGCGTTGGAACTAGGAAAGTTGGTTGCTGCTTCATGGATATATCGTTTTTGGAGTAAGACAAATATCCTCATGCGAAGTTATTTCATTTCAGCCATTGTTGTGTTAAGTTTCATCACAAGCATTGGTGTGTTCGGATATCTCACCCGTGCCTATGCTGAAGGCACAGAAGGATTGGATGCCAACTCGGAACAAATTGCTTTGTTGGATGCACAAATTGCCATTGAACAAGACAACGTGAGTGTGTCACGCA